ATATACTAAAGGTACTCCAATACACGTAAAGGGTGCTTTATTTTATAATTTTCTACTTGGTGATTTGGGGTTGAATAGTAAATATCAAACGATTAAATCGGGAGATAAGATAAAGTTTTGTTATTTAATAGTACCGAATCCTATTAATAATAATACTATTTCTATGTTGGATGTGTTACCGCCAGAATTTAAATTGAATAAGTATATTAATTATGATGTTCAATTTACTAAAGCGTTTTTAGATCCAATTAAGACAATAACCGACTCTATTGGTTGGGATGTTGAACATAGGAATGTTTTAGATGATTTTTTATAAGGAGAGAAGTATATGGGGTTAATGGAACGAATGAGGAAGAATTCTACTTTACAAGATAGAATTTCTGTATTACAAGATTCTATTTATTTGAATAACAATGATGTGGTTACTACTAAAGTTCCTGCTATTAATATTGCTTTTTCTGGAAGTCCTTTTGGTGGATTTAGTTCTGGGTTAACTATGATTGCTGGACCATCAAAACATTTTAAGACGGCATTTGGTTTATTATGTATGAAATCTTATATGGATAAGTATGAAGAGTCTATATGTATATTTTATGACAGCGAATTTGGTACACCGCAATCATATTTTGATACATTTGAGATTGATACGAGTAGAGTGTTGCATGTTCCTGTTACAGATTTAGAGGAACTTAAATTTGATATTATGAAACAAGTGAAGGAAATCAGTCGTGATGATAGAATATTTATTATGATAGATTCTGTTGGTAATTTAGCATCGAAAAAAGAGGTAGATGATGCCCATGCAGAGAAGAGTGCTGCTGATATGACAAGGGCGAAACAATTCAAGTCATTATTTAGGATGGTTACACCACATCTTACATTAAATGACATTCCAATGATTGTTATCAATCATACGTATGACACACAGGAAATGTTTTCAAAACAAGTGGTGTCTGGTGGTAAGGGTGCATATTATTCTTCCGATAATATATGGATTGTTGGTAGACAACAAGAAAAGGTTGGTTCTGATTTGGCTGGTTATAATTTTATAATTAATATAGAGAAATCTAGGTATGTTAAAGAGAAGTCGAAGATACCTATAAATGTTTCCTTTGAGGATGGATTAGATAGATGGTCTGGGTTACTTGACATGGCTGTGGATTGTGGTATAATAAAGAGATCTGGTGGTTGGTATAATCTTATTGATTTAGAAACTGGTGAGATTATAGATAAAAAGTTTAGGGGGTCTACTACTAATAATATAGAATTTTGGAAACCCATACTGAAATCTGAGAAATTTTTAACTTATTTAAGCAACAGATATTGTATATCAAGTAATAAGACGATTATGACAGATGATGATTATTTGTTTAATATTAAGTAGGGAATTATTATGGATAATATAGATGAGTTAAAGAAATTAAGTGATTGTGCTACATTTATGACTTCTGAAGATGGTGTATCGGAATTTAAGAAAATGTATGAAGTGGTGGAGTCTGAGCATGAGGATTATTATGCTATTAGAATTAAGACGGGGGAGTTTAAAGACATTATATATAAATATGATGGTGTTAATATTGATGAAAGTGGTGATGAATTAACAATCAAGTATGGGTATAATACTTTGGTTGGTAATGATGACTTTAGCGTTAAAACCGCAGATAGTTCAGATGAATTTAAAGTATTGGTTGGTAAGATTTTAAATTTTGTTTTATATGAATATGTTGATAAATATGAGAGTGTAGATGAGTCTAACGGAATTGATGATACTGAAGAACTTAACACATAATGAAGAATATTGTAGAAAGGTATTGCCTTATGTTAAGAGTGATTATTTTAGTGAAGATAAATATAGAACCTTATATGATATAATTGATAATTATTTTGAACATTATAATAATGTTCCAACTACAAATGCTTTACGGATTAGTTTAGATTCTGTTAATATAAACGATAATTTGTATAGTAATGTGGTTAGTGTTGTTGAAGTATTAGATGAATATATTAAAGAGGATTTGGAATATGTAGTTAATACTACGGAAGATTGGTGTCAAGAACGAGCTTTATACAATGCTGTTTTGGAGTCAATTAGTATAATTGATGGTGATGGTGAAAAGGATAAAGGACAACTGCCAAAGATATTGAGTGATGCTTTGGCAGTTTCATTTGATAATAATGTTGGGCATGATTTCATAGATGATTATAAGAAACGATTTGATTTTTATAATGAAAAGGAAGAAAAAATCCCATTTCATTTAGATAAATTTAATAAGATAACTAATGGTGGTGTACCAAGAAAGACCTTAAATATTGCAATGGCAGGAACTGGTGTTGGGAAATCTTTATTTATGTGTGATCTTGCTGCTTCTCATATGATGGGTGGGTATAATGTATTATATATTACATTGGAGATGTCGGAAGAAAAAATTGCTGAACGTGTTGACGCTAATTTATTGGACATTCCAATACATCAATTGAAGGAACTTAGTTTTGATGTATATACTAAACGCATTGACCGTGTTAAGAAAAAGAGTACGGGTAGGTTGATAATAAAAGAATATCCAACTGCATCTGCGTCGGTTAGTCATTTTAATCATTTGTTAAATGAGTTATGGATTAAGAATACATTTAAACCGGATGTTATTTTTATAGACTATTTGAATATATGTAGTTCTTCTAGATTGAAGAATGGTAGTAATGTAAATTCGTACACTTTAATTAAATCAATAGCAGAAGAAGTGCGTGGTCTTGCGGTAGAACATAACGTTCCAATATTTAGTGCTACTCAAGTTAATAGACAAGGATTTGTATCTTCTGATATTGGTTTAGAAGATACGTCAGAGAGTTTTGGATTACCAGCGACTGCTGATTTGATGTTTGCGTTAATGTCTAATGATGAATTAGAACAAATGAATCAGATTATGGTGAAACAATTAAAGAATAGATATAATGATCCCAATGTAACCAAGCGGTTTGTTGTTGGGATTGATAAATCTAAAATGAGGTTATATGATGTGTCTGATAATGCACAATCAACTATAACTAATGAAACAAGTAGTAATGATGTTGCGACTAAGAATTTTAATAAACGTATAGGAAATGTGGAGATAGTATTATGAGTAAAAAAGATGTAGAGACAGTTGAAGTTGAAGTTGAAGAAAGTGTTGAACCAACCCTTGAGTTGGAAGATATAACAGAAGATTCTACTGAAAGTAAAGATGATTTTGTAGTTATTGAACCTGATATGAATAAGGCTTTTATTACTGTATATGAAAATGCGGTGGATGATGAATGGTGTGATAAGGTTGTTAAGTTTTTTGATGAAAATGAAGATAGACAACAATTGACCGAACATGAGGATTATAGATGTTTTAAAGAAGTTAATTTATTTGATGAAGAACTGGTTAAGGGGTCTAAACCGACTACTGACGCGTCTAAATTATCGGTTGAATTTATGCATAAAATTTATGATCATATTGAGAGTTATCGTAGATTTTATAACATATCATTTTTTCCATCTAATGCTGCGTGTGAGGAAATTCGTATAAAGAAGTATGAACATAAAGAAAATCATTTTTTTAATTATCATGTTGACGTTGGTGACCATGCATCTGCAAGAAGGTTTTTGGTTATATTTTTATATTTAAATGATGTTGAAGAAGGTGGGCAAACGGTGTTTCCTGAATATGGCATTACTATACCTGCTAAAAAAGGGAGTATTGCTATATTTCCTCCATTTTGGACACACCCGCATTTAGGAGAACAACCTAAATCCAATGATAAATATATTATGGGTACATATATGCATTATTTAGATGGTACTCTTGAAGAAGTTGATACCCCAGATGAGGAAGAATAGTGTATACTTATAATGCCATTTTAAAACGTATTGTTGACGGTGATACCTTAGATGCTTATATTGATTTAGGATTTGATGTATCAGTTACAAAACGAATCAGATTAATGTTTATTGATACGGCAGAGTCAAGGACTAAGTTTCTTGAAGAAAAGAAATTGGGGATAGCAGCCAAACATCGTTTATATGAGATAATAGATGAGAATGATGGTGAGTTTATCATAAAATCTCATGGTGTTGGTAAGTATGGTAGAGTACTAGGTGAGTTGTTTATAACAGAATCT